GCCGAGGCCGAGAAGCGGGGGCGCGCCATCGGCGTGCTGGCCCGCACGGCCAAGGCGGTGGCCGCGCTGGCGGCGGCGTCTTCTCGCAGAACCCGCGATCCCGAAGAGGACGGAATGAGCGAAGGCGATCGTGAACTCAGCGACGATGAAGAACGGGCGGTGCGGGCAGAGCTCGAGTCTCGTCTCGATCATCTTCTCGGGGTCGCCGAGCGCAAGGGATTTGGCGCAGCTGCGGCTGAAACAGGCGATGCGCGAGGAGCTGCTGCGGCTGCTGAAGGCGACGCCGAGGCTGAACGACGATCAGGTCTGGCCGCCGCCTGATACGGATTGGCGCACCTGGGTGCTGCTGGGCGGGCGCGGGTCGGGCAAGACCTTCGCGGGCGGGTTCTGGATGAACGAACTGGCCAAGGCGAAGGATCGCACCTTCGCCCTGGTCGGACCGGCGCTGCATGATGTGCGCGAGGTGATGGTCGAGGGGCCGTCGGGACTGAAGGCGCAGGCGCCGGGCGACAACCGGCCGCGCTGGGAGGCGGGGCGGCGCCGGCTGGTCTGGCCCTCGGGCGCGGCGGCCTATGCGTTTTCGGCGGAAGATCCGGACAGCCTGCGCGGGCCGCAGTTTCACGCGGCCTGGGCGGATGAGTTCTGCGCCTGGAGGAACATCGAGACGACGCTGTCGAACCTGAGGTTCGGGCTGCGGTTGGGGCCGGATCCCAAGCTGGCGATCACGACGACGCCGCGACCGATTCCGGCGCTGAGGCGGTTGCTGGCCGAGCCGGGGGTGGTGAAGGCGCGGCTGGCGACCAAGGATAATGCGGCTCATCTGGCGCCGGGGTTTCTGGGTCATCTGCAGGCGCTCTACGCCGGGACGCGGCTGGAGGCGCAGGAGATGGAGGGGCTGGTGGTCGAGGCCGACGGCGCCCTGTTCCGCGCCGAGGATCTGGCGCGGGCGCGGGGCAACCGGCCTGCGCGGTTCGAGCGGGTGGTGGTGGCGGTCGATCCGCCCGCCAGCGCCCACGGCGACGCCTGCGGGATCGTGGCGGCGGGGCGCAGGGACAGGACGGGCTATGTGCTGGCGGATCGTTCGGCGCGGGGGCTGTCGCCCGCCGGATGGGCGCGGCGCGTGGCCGAGACGGCGCGAGAGTTCGACGCCGACCTGGTGCTGGCCGAGGCCAATCAGGGCGGGGAGATGGTGCGCACCCTGCTGGGGCAGGCGGACTGTCCGGCGCAGGTGAAACTGGTTCACGCGAGCAGGAGCAAGAAGGCGCGGGCGGAGCCGGTGGCGGCGCTGTACGAGCAGGGGCGGGTGGTCCACTGCGGGGCGTTTCCGGCGCTGGAGGAAGAGATGATGGCGCTGGGCAGCGAGACGCCGGGGCCGAAGAGCCCGGACCGGGCGGATGCCCTGGTCTGGGCGCTGACGCACCTGCTGCTGGCCGGGAAGACGCAGCCGAGGTTGCGGGCGCTCTAGCAGTTTCCTTCTCCCCTTGTGGGAGAAGGTGGCCCGTCAGGGCGGGATGAGGGGTTGTGCGACGTCGACCGTGGGATGAGGCAGGCATAGCGCGACCCCTCATCCGTCAGGCTTCGCCTGCCACCTTCTCCCGCAAGGGGAGAAGGGTAAGAGATCATGGAGAACCATATGGATTGGCGACGACCCTTCGGTCGGCGGCGCGTTGCTGCGCCTGAAATCAAGGATAGCCGCACGGGGCCGCTGATCGCCTTGACCGGCGCGGGGCGGGCGCGGTGGACGCCGCGCGATTACGCCCATCTGGCCGACGAGGGGTTCGGCAAGAACGCCGTGGCCTATCGCTGTGTGCGGATGATCGCCGAGGCGGCGGCCTCGACGCCGCTGATGGTCATGGTCGGGGGCGTGCGGAGCGCGGAGCATCCGCTGGCGCGGCTGATCGACAAGCCCAATCCCGAGCAGTCGTGCGGGGAGTTGATGGAGGCGCTGTACGGCGCGCTGCAGACGGCGGGCAACGCCTATGTCGAGGCGACCGGAGACGCTGATGGCGACGGGGCGCCCGATGAACTGTGGGCGCTGAGGCCGGATCGGGTGAAGGTGGTCCTCGGACGGGCAGGGTGGCCGGAAGCCTATGAGTATGCGGTCGGCGGGCGCGTGGTGCGGATCGCGCGGCATGGCGACGGCTGGTCGCCGGTGATGCATCTGAAGCTGTTTCACCCGACGGACGATCATTATGGGTTTTCGCCGCTGGAGGCGGCGGCCTTCGCCATCGACGTGCACAATGCGTCCGGCGCCTGGAACAAGGCGCTGCTGGACAATGCGGCGCGGCCGTCGGGGGCGCTGGTCTATGGCGCCAAGGACGGGGAGCGGCTGACGGCGGATCAGTTCGAGGCGCTGAAGGCGGAACTGGGCGAGGCTCATGCCGGGGCGCGCAACGCCGGGCGGCCGCTGCTGCTGGAAGGCGGGCTGGACTGGAAGCCGATGAGCCTGACGCCGCACGACATGGACTTCATCGCCGGGAAACACGCGGCGGCGCGGGAGATCGCCCTGGCGTTCGGGGTGCCGCCGCAGTTGCTGGGGATTCCCGGGGATGCGACCTACGCCAACTATCGCGAGGCGAACGCGGCCTTCTGGCGCGGGACGGTGATCCCGCTGGTGAGAAAGGCGGCCGGAGCGATGACGGGCTGGCTGGGGAGCCGCTTCGTCGATTGCCGGATCGAGCCGGATCTGGATGCGGTTCCGGCGTTGCAGGTCGAGCGCGACGCGCTGTGGGCGCGGCTGAACGCGGCGAGCTTCCTGACGGATGAGGAGCGGCGTCGGATGGCGGGAGTGGGCGAATGACGGATCAGGCGAGGAAGTTTCCCGTCGCCCTGATCGCGGCCCTGGCGGTGCAGACCGTCGGCGGCCTGGTGTGGGCGGGCGGCGCGGCGGCGCGGATCGCGACTCTGGAGCAGCGGGTGGACGAGCAGAGGCTGGTTGCCGAGCGGCTGGCGCGGCTGGAGGCCCAGGGCGAGGCCGTGCGCGCGGCGGTCGAGCGGATCGAGCGACAGCTGGAGGGGAAGTGATGGCGGATGGATTTCTCCCTCCCCTTCATGGGGAGGGTGTCGGCGCAGCCGACGGGTGGGGAGGGGAGAGCAAGTCGGGTCTGGCGTTTGATCAGCCAAGTCGTCCCCACCCGGCTTCGCCTGACGGCTCAGCCACCCTCCCCATGAAGGGGAGGGAGAAGGGGGCGCTGGCGATTCATGGCTACGCTTCCCTGTGGGGCGTGGCCGATCTGAACGGGGACGTGACGGCGCGCGGGGTCTTCGCCGACAGCCTGGCGAAGACCGGCGCGGGCGGGGTGCGGATGCTGCATCAGCATGAAAGCCGCGCCGTGGTCGGGGTCTGGGACCGCATGGTCGAGGACGAGCGCGGCCTGTGGGTCGAGGGGCGGATCGAGGACTGGTCCGCCGAGGCCCGCTATGCGGCCGCCCTGACGCGGGCCGGAGCGCTGGATGGGCTGTCGATCGGCTTTCGTGCGAGGAAGGCGCGGCGAGACGGGCGGCTCAGGGTGCTGAGCCGGGCGGAGTTGTGGGAGGTGTCGCTGGTGACGTTCCCGATGCTGCCGGGCGCGCGGTTCAGGCTGGTTTGAGCCTGCGATTGTGCGCGAAGAAGCAGATCAGCTGGATGGCGCTCAATGTCAGCAGTGTTCCCCATGCGGAGACCGGGCCGACGCCCAGGTCATCGAGGAGGCGGCTGAAGATGTTGAAATCCATGACAACCTGCAGGACGCTGGCGAAGAAGGCGGCGCCGCCGAGCAAACTCCAGAAGCTTGTGTCCGGCGCTCTGTTCTGAAGAGGCCGGGTCCAGGCCTTGATTTGCCGTTCCAGCGAGCCGGGCCTGTCGCGGGACCAAAGCCACAGGCCGATCACCAGAAGACCGGCGAGGATGGCGACGCCGACAAGCAGCGATTTGCAAAAAGAGGCGAGCGGTTGCGGCGCATGAACCGACGCCGCGATCAGCAGCGCCCAGCCGGGCAGGGATGCGGCGGTGAGAAGCTGACCGGCCCAGTGACGGGTGAGGACGTCGTGAATTTGCGGCGCCTGGACCATGAGGACTTAGCGTCCTGACGCTGAAAAGGCCCAGCGGGCCAGCATGAAGAAGAGGGCTAGGGTCAGGAGCAGGGTGGCGACGCCGACGGCGTAGCCGATCAGGGCGGGATGTTCCGATCCGGCGACGACGGCGCCGCGCAGGAAGGGAACGAGTTGGGCGTCGCCTTGCTCGACTACGATCCAGCCGATCACGCCCGTCTGTTGCAGAGGCCAGCTTTCGACCTGGAGCGGAGGCTTGTCATCGGCGGCCTGCGCAGCGGACGTCAGGCCCAGGGACAGGACGGTGAAAAGAGACACCAACGTCAGCCGCATGAGCGATCCTCTTTGAGGGGCGTTCTGCGCGGCGGCAGGAACAGGACGCGATTCCCATCGGGTCGCGCGCCGAGCGTAACCGCAAACCGCGGTTCTTCAAGTGGAGACATCATGAAAGAGACCAAGACCGTCTCGGGCCATCCCGAGGCGCGCGCCGCCATGCATGAGATGATGGCGGCGTTCGAGGCGTTCAAAGGGGCCAACGACGCCCGCCTGGACGAGATCGAGAAGAAGGCTTCGGCCGATGCGCTGCTGGAGGAGAAGGTGGCGCGCATCGATCAGGCGGTGGCGCAGGCGCAGGCGCGCATGGACCGTGCGCTGAGCGAGAGCCGCCGCCCCATTCTCAGTGGTTCGGGGCTGGGCGCCGAGCCGCCCGCCGTGGTCGCCGCGCCCGAGGCCAAGGCGGCGTGGGACGGCTATATGAAGTCGGGCGCCTCGCACGGGCTGGAGCTGAAGGCGGGGCTGTCGTCGGCGTCGAACTCGGCGGGCTATGTCGTGCCGCCGGAGACGGAGCGGGCCATCGAGCGTCGCCTGATGGCGGGGTCGCCGATGCGCGAGATCGCCACGGTGCGCACGGTCGGGTCGGGCGTGTTCAGGAAGCCGGTGTCGACGGCGGGCCTGCAGGCGGGCTGGGTCGCCGAGACGGCGGCGCGCCCGGAGACCGACCCGGCGACCCTGGCGCTGCTGGAGTTCTCGTCCGCCGATCTCTACGCCTGTCCGGCGGCGACGCAGAGCCTGCTGGACGACGCCCTGATCGACTTGGACGAATGGCTGGCGGCCGAGGTCGAGGACGCCTTTGCGGCGCAGGAGACGGCGGCCTTCGTCAGCGGCGACGGGGTCAACAAGCCCAAGGGCTTTCTGGCCTATGACACGGCGACCGAGGGGACGCAGACCTGGGGCCAGATCGGCACGGTGGCGTCCGGCGCGGCGGGCGGTTTCGCCAGCGCCAGTCCGGTCGATAGGCTGATCGACCTGATCTATGCGCCCAAGGCCCAGTACCGTCCGAACGGGCGTTTCGTGATGAACCGACGCACGGTTTCGGCGGTGCGCAAGTTCAAGGATGCGGACGGGAACTATGTCTGGTCGCCGGCGACGCGGCCGGGCGAGACCGCGTCCTTGCTGGGCTATCCGGTCACCGAGATCGAGACGATGCCGGATGTGGCGGCCAACAGTCTGTCGATCGCGTTCGGCGACTTTGCGCGCGGCTATCTGATCGTGGATCGGGCGGGGGTGCGGGTGTTGCGCGATCCCTATTCGGCCAAGCCCTATGTGCTGTTCTACACGACCAAGCGCGTGGGCGGCGGGGTGCAGAACTTCGATGCGATCAAGCTGATGAAGTTCGCGGCTTCGTAGGGACAGCGCACGAGAGCCCTCTCCTCTTGTGGGAGAGGGAGGGGTCCGCCGCGTAAGCGGTGGGAGGGTGAGGGATTTCGCGGGCGCAAGACCCCTCATCCGTCCGCCTTCGGCGGCCACCTTCTCCCACAAGGGGAGAAGGAAAAGGGACATAGGAGATTTGAATGAGCGCACCCGTGAGCCTCACGGAAGCGAAGCTGTTCCTGCGCGTCGAGCATGAGGCGGAGGATGGGCTGATCCAGACCCTGATCGACGCGGCCAGGGCGCGGGTGGAAGGGGAGGTGGGCCTGAGCCTGACCTCGACCTCGCCGGCGCCGCTGAGGCTGGCGGTGATGATGCTGGTGATGCGCGCCTTTGAGCGCGGCGAGAGCGAGATGTCGGCGGCGCCGGTCGAGGGGTGGATCGCGCCCCATCGCGTGGTGCGGCTGTGAGCGCGGGCGCGATGAAGGTGGTGGCGTCGCTGGTGCGGCCGGTGGCGGCGCATACGCCCTATGGCGGGCAGGTGGTCAGCTATGAGCCGGTCGGGTCGCTGTGGCTGGCGCTGGGCGCGCGCAGGCGGCGCGAACGGACGGAAGCGGGAGTGACGCGCGGCGTGGAGACGCTGAGCGCCACGGTGCGGGCCGATCCTCGCTTGGAGGAGGGGCTGGTGGCGCGCTTCGGCGGGGCGGACTGGGCCTTGGTCGGGATCGAGACCGATCCGAAGGCGGCGGGCCAGCTACGGCTGAACCTGGAGCGGGCGCGATGAAGGATCATGAAGGGGCGGTGGTGAAGGCGCTGATCGCGCATCTGGGCGGCGACGGGGCGTTGCAGGCGCTGCTGGGCGATCCGGTGCGGGTCTGGGATGAGGCGCCGCAGGGGGCGGGGTTTCCGCATCTGGTGATCGGGCGTTGCGAGAGCCGGCCGCTGAACGCGGACGGCTGCGGGGTGGAGCAGCGGCTGACGCTGACGTGCGCCAGTCGGTTCAGGGGGCTGGAGGAGGCG